ACGTAATTGGCAATTGACCAATCCTGTCCAATTTCACGGCAACAACAATAAATTACGAAGTGATGGCAAAGCGTGAATGAGTTCCATGATGAGTAAGCTCCCATTGGATTACCAGTAGAGTAACTAAATTTGTTACCCTGATAATCAAATGGAGTGCGAACCATCAGGTTCTTCCACGCATTGACATACTTTTTACCAAACTTCGGGACCATAAGGATTACCTGTAATAATATAGGAAACCTATTGGTGGCCGACTTCAGGTCAAAACTATAATAGTTGTTACCCGGTTTAGGTCGTAATTTATATATAAAAGAACCTTGCTCGAAGGTACAGTCTTGAGGAATCTGCTTCAAACATCTGAAAAGATAAGAATGAAGTGGTCTTAAAGCGGTTTGAGACCAATAGTCAAGAATCGCAACCTCTCTAGTCTTACCTTCTTTATCTTGAATGGCGGCGAGCCGTCTTATATTGGCTCGTCGCTTCCGCCACTTACCAGACGTTAAAAGGTCCAGTAAGTCGAAGGAGGAGGTAGAAATACCATTATCCTCATTAATCTTCGATTCGGTGACAGAAGGTAGAGAGAGCAGCAGGTCGAGAATGCCACTCAACTTTTGGCCTCCTACAATTTTTATTTCATTAATTATAGGGTTCAAGGCCCCAGATAGGACCTCATAAATAGCCATTGACAAAGCTGACCCGCCGGATGGCGAGGACTTCGTAGTCAAATGAAATCTCGTAAACCTTACTGAAGAGGGGGGCCGCCGCTGAATTGTGCGGTGACCTAGAGCCTTCCAAAAGCCGGTAGACAACGCACTATATAAGGACAAATCCATTTCTTTAATGGGTTCCTTAGTGATAGATGTGAAGTCTGGTTCCGGTGGAAGAGTTAGAGACCTTGTGGTATAAGTAACGGTAAGCAGCAACCTAATATAGGTTGGTACTAACTCCGGCTTTACTCCACGTAGGAATCGTAACCTTCTAGGTACTTCCCTTCTTGTTAACAACCTTAACTTCGTCAGATCCTCGGTCCTAGATACAAAATTTGTTATATCAGACCGGAGACCCTTGCTGTATTTAATACACTCGGGAGCCCCCCTAGTCTTCAATACTAGGAATAGCTGATCCACTAAAGCGTTTATATAAGTCAGGTCTACCCAAGGTTTATAATAAACCAGAGTAAGCCACTTCATTGTAACCTTAACAAAGGTTGCATTGATGATTGTGGGCTTTGCGGATTTCTTCCGTTTAAGCTTCATAATCTTATATAAAATAGGTTAATCTAGTTTAAATACAAAGATTAAAACTAGTGTTGGATATTATTTTGGTCCAGATGGACTGGTACACTACTCTGCATGAACCTCTTGGTAGAGGGCACCCTGAAGGTTAAACTTCAGTGTTAATGGTGCGATAAATCGACATACAGATTTAAAACCAAGTGCGTGATTGCACAGGGCTTATGTAGTATACCAGGGA